TAGGGCTGGCCATTCCAGATCAATCGCATGTCGGTTGTGAGGCCGGCGCGGTCACGAATCATGAAGCGGGCATCGATTGTGTGCTGTTGCTGGTTGGCCGAATAAAATGCATTGCCACGAAGCGGCATAACTTTTGCCCATATCGCCGGCAGGCTAACCCACGAAACAACATCCTCACCAATGGCGTTTTTTGTCACCGACTTGGACTGCAAAACAATCCTGTCGCGCATCTCTCCAGCCGCGATCATCACGCATCCCCATAGATGCGATAGGGATCAAGTAGGCGATGCCAAAAACGGTCGGGCAAAGCCGACAGCGGACGGTCTGAAATGGCCTCGCGTTGTGCGTACATTGCACCGATGGCAAGCAGCATCCATTGCTTAATCGATTGCGGAACATCTGCCGATGCGCCATATCCGCAGACGTAGCGAACGCGAACAGCATTCGGCACAGGGAAAGTTTCCGGCCAGTCACGGCCATAAGCCGGCACCAGATAGCCAGGCTCAGAATCCTTGTCTAGCAAGGTATCAACGGGGTCTAATACCTGATCGTTGCCGTCAGAATCAATAAACGACACCGAGACAATCGACTGAATAGGCGCTCCGCGAAGAATGAAATCATGCGGAAAGCAATCCCTTACAAGTTCTCTGGTCTGCGTGCATAGCGCCCGTCCGGTTTCGTTTTCTGCCAACTGACGAGCCGCTACGATCAATGACGAAATCAGCGCGTCATCGTCGCTACCGTCCACGCGGAGGTGCTGTTTCGCTTCTGACAGCGATACCGGCTCCTCACTCGGAGGAGTGATAATTTTATATGCCATGTTTTTCCTAGCGCCGCGTATTAAGACTGATCGGGCGAATCGTTATGCTCTGCCGAGGCCGCGTGCTGTTGTAAGCAATCAGCGATGTCCGATAACCGGACGGAGCGCGAACCATCACGACGCCGTTATCGACAGTCAGGTGAGCGTATCCAGATGCCGTTACCGCGCCGAAAGCAGATAGAGGGACGGTTGCGGAAAAAGCCCCTTGCCCCATCGCCTGCACAAAACCAGCGGCAGTAATCGACACCTGTGCCGACATGACCCCAGATCCACCCGCCGCTGCCCCGCCCGTCGCCGATACCTGCCCCGGCGCATTGGCCGATCCGGTAGCCGTACCGCTGGCTAGCGCCGATCCGGCAGCCAGTAGGCCGACCGTGACCGATAGCACGGCTGTACCGGCAGCGATGGCCGCGCCGGAAGCCGACAGCGAACCCGCTGCGCCGCCGCTCAGGTTGGCCGATCCGCCGGCTTGCGCTGCGCCGGTGGCCAGTGCATTGAGTTGCGCGGCCAGTGTGGCATTGCCTGACGCCAGCGCCGCCCCGGCGGCTTGTGCCAGCACCGAAGCCGACAACCCGGCCTGACCGGCAGCTTGAGCCAGCCCTGCTGCCGAGATAGTTACCGTTGCCGACGGGGTGGCCGATCCGGCAGCGACCGCCAGGCCAACGGCGCTGAGAGGAACCGATGCGGCCAGTGCTGCCGAGCCGCTGGCGGTTGAGACACCGACCGAGGCCAGGGCGACTTGTGCCGAGAGCGATGCCGATCCGCTGGCTACATCGCTACCCGACGCCGAGCCATTGAGCGTCGATCCGCCACCCGCTCCCATGTCGAAAAACGACCGGCGGACCTGCGGGCGAAAGATTTGCCAGGGGTTACTAATTAAAGAGTCTGCCAAACTATCGCTTGTCAACTCAAGGTCGAATATCGCAGCCAACAGTGTGTTCGGCGCATAGCTATTGAAATTACCGCCAACAGAGAGGCAGCGGTAAATGTCGCCGTGCTCGTAGTAGAAACCCCCACTGGGGGTACTAGTCGTTTGCTTCTGTATACCCCTTGTTCCTAGCGGCCCTGAAAATAGACGAGATGTCGTAGGACCGATACTCAGTATAGTAACAACAGGTATATAACGCGAATCAAAAAAGAATTCAGGTGGAATAAGCTCAACGATCCCGCCGGTTGTTCTGAAGACTCCGACGCCACCGCCGATAGAGCCGTACCATGCGCCGCAGCCGAACGCTGGTCCCCCGGAGCCATTGGAGCGCATCAGCCCTAACATACCGTTTCCAGTGGCCAGGGAAACGGTTAACAGTGTTAGTGGCGGAGCCGCTTTGTTATAGAGCCTATCAGAGCGGCTGCCTGATACTGTCTCAGGTACGCGCAACCCTGAATAACTAACACCGTTAGCCTGCGAGACTAGACTTAAACCGCGCGATGTTGCTGATATGGACGGAGTTCCGTTGGTGACTAGTGTGGTTTTATTTACTAGGTCGACAGGGCCGCACCCTGGGACGTACGCAAACACCGGTCTTAAATTTAGGGCTTGATCAATCTCAACCGCCTGCTGCGGCTGCCGCGTCCATATCCGCCTCGACGGGACGATAATGTTTGCCATTTTAGGCGGCGGGCCCTACCGTGCGCGGCGTGACTTTGAGCACCCAGCCGGCGGACACCGTCTGCCCGGTGCCGTTGTTGTGCAGGTAGTAGTCCGCCTTGGTCGGTACGTCGTAGGCACGCAGGGTCATGGTCTGGGCCGAGGTGACGTTGTTGACCACAAACGTGCCGACAAACACGGTCGGCCGGGTAGCCTCAGGGGCTTCGGCATCAGCCGTGCCGTCCACGTCAAGCGGACGAGCGTAGAGGGCCAGCGTCGTGCCTTCGGTCGGGGCTGTGCCAAAGGTGGCTGTAAGAACAAATTCGGCGTCCGGATAATAGGCGCCATCCGCAGCGATGTCGTAGGACGCCGTACTGGCCTGCACCACAGCGTTGTTGGCGATACTGCCACCACTGGATGCCAGCGTCTTCTGCGTGCCGAGCATCACCATTGCTTGTCCAGCCATCTCAGCCTCCCAGCGTCATACGGCCTTCGGCGATGTTGAGGGCATCGCTGACGGCGTTGGTTGATAAGGGGTCCGTGACCACTGCCAGGGCGAGCAAGGCATCCACCTCATCCGCCGTAAAGCCGCCAAGCGGAATCTGGCCAAGGGCGGTGATCTGCGCCCGTACCGAGGCGTCACCGAAATCCAGTCCAGACGCGCCACGCAGCTTGTTGCGGGCAGCTTCGACCAGTTCCGACGCGCCAGCCATGGCCTTGAGCTTGCCAAGGATGGATTCGGCCATCTGCGGGCCGTGGCTCTCCATTAGCCGACCGATCAGGCCGATGTCGGTAAGCAGCATCGGGCTGATAGCTGTGCGGCCCACGGACAGGTGGGCGGCGATAGCCTGGTCGTTGCGGTTGTCCCAGTCGAGTAAGGGGTCGAGCGCAGCCGTGTCGGTGGTGAGCAGGGCACGACCGGCGATGGCTTCGAGCGCTGATTGCTGGGCCGGTGTCATGATCAGTTATCGATCTGGAACTGCAGTTGGCCGGCAGTGAATTGCACCGTGAAGCCAGCGCCGGAGACGTTGAGGGCTGAGGAAAGATCAATGGAAATCCACGCATTACCTGCCGTCGATGCGTCCATGAACCATACCGATTGAATGTTTCCCCACGAACCCGTCGACGTCGGGAATGAAATCGTCGCGTTATTGCTGGTCGTACCACCCGTTCCGCTTGATGCGGTCGTACTGGCAGCGGCTTGAGAGCCTGCCCAATTGGCAAGGCTCGAAGTCACAGCGACGCGGGCGTAGGCATTACCAGCCGGTTCGGTTGGGGCAGCGCTATCCGACCGCAGGCCGGTGCTGAGTGCAACATAAAAGGTTGCCGGCGCGCCAAGCGCCTGACCGCGAAGAACGGCATCAAGCAGCTTGTTTTCTGCGTAATCTGTGAGAACCATGTTTATTCCTTTGCGATGTTTGATCGTGAAAGCGTAAAAAAGCCCACTCCGAAGAATGGGCTTTGATCTGCTTTTACGAGACGGCGAACTTGACGACCTTGATTGCTTCGGAATTGACCACCGCACCACCGACGCGCTTGGTCGTGTAGAAGCCGACATACGGCTTGTTGGTGTAGGGGTCACGAAGCATGCGGGTGCCCATGCGATCAACGATGGTATAGCCGCGCTTGAAGTCACCGAAAGCGATACTCAGCGAGCTTGCAGCCTTGGCCGGCATGTCTTCGGCTTCAACAACACCGAAGCCGAGCAGGCGAATCGGGAAGCCTTCTTGCAAGCTCGGCTGCCACAGATACTGGCCGGTAGAATCTTTCAGCTTGAGGACTTCAAACATGATTGCCTTATTCATAACCCAGCGCGAATTGGCGCGATAGGCGGCTTTCAGCTTGCCAATCACGTCATACAGCACATCGGCCTTGTTGGAGGCGGCGAAGTCACCAGCAACACCAGTGGCAACGTGTTCGATGGTGCCGAAAGCGCGCGATGCGTCAGCCGTGGCGGCAGTGGTGTAGGCCAGGAAGCCTTTGGGCTTGTTGGTGCCGTTGCCTGACACGAAAGCCGCGCCTTCTGCCACAGCGAATTCCTCGGCAAGCTGCATGGCAATTTCAGATTCGACGTTGAAGAACAGATCGTCAAGCGCCTGTTGAGTGACTTGCGGATTGGCGTAAAGCTCACCCATCGGCGGAGCAACTTCTGCAAGTTGGCTGGTATTGGTTGCCGGGCGGGCAGCGGTTTCACCGACCCAGCCAGAGGCGATGCCATTCACATTCACCAGTTTCTTATAGTCACTGGTACCCACTTGCACGACATTGGCAATCGAACGAATGGCCGAGTAATCACGGGCAAGTTTTTCGATAGTGCGGTCGATTTCTTCCGGCAGGGCGTAACCACCATCAGCAGGAACACCGACGCTGACTGCTTTCTGTTGCAGTTCGCGCAAACCGGCCTCGTCGCCCTTGCGGACAAACTTGTCAAAGAAGGCAGACTTGTGCGCTTTCTTGTGCTGGTCTTCTTCTTTGCCACCGAACAGGCCAGCCGCGTTTTGCTTGGCTTCGATGCGCTCGATTTCCTTCTTCATGTCGAGAGCAGCGGAGATATCGGCCTGAACCTTTGCCA